ACCCTGCGCACCCTCACGCGCGCCCAGCTCGTCGCCGAGGTGCAGAGGCGGCTCGTCGAATTCAACCGGGCTGAGGAGCGGCGCGAGCCGTGGGCGGAAATCGACGAGTGCCGGCAGAAGTACCGGCTTGCTTGTCGCGAGCTCGCCAGGCGGGATGAGGTGCGGAAATGAAATTCGAAGCGACGATTGTGGGCTCGCCGAGAACGAAAAAAAACCATTCGCGAATCGTGCGCCGCGGCAACTTCACCAAACTGCTGCCCTCGGAGGCGTACGAGCGATGGGAAGCGGCAGCGGTGCCGCAACTGCGCATCGCTCGAGCTGGGCGCGCGCCGATTGCCGGCGACGTACATGTTGCAGCCGTCTTCTATCGCGACCGCGCGCAGGGCGACCTGGTGAATTACATGCAGGCGCTCGCCGACACGTTGCAGAAGGCGGGCGTGATTCAGGACGACCGGCAGATTGTGTCGTGGGATCAGACGCGGCTCGCGAAGGATAAGGAGAAGCCGCGCGTGGAATTGAGAATTATGGAACTGGAGTTTTCAGATGGCACGGATGTCAAACACCCATACGAGGAATAAGGAGCGAGCAATGAGCAAAGAGCCAAACATGAAGATCGTGATCGTGGGACCCGAGCAGGCCAAGCGCTGGCTTTCGGAGGACGTGAACGAAAACAATCGCAACATCTCCAAACACACCGTCACCGGCTATGCGAGCGAGATGAAGGCCGGACGCTGGCTCCTGGGCTCGCCGGTGATGTTCAGCCCCAAGGGCAAACTGATCGACGGCCAACACCGACTGAGCGCCGTGATCGAGTACGGCAAGGGTGTCCGCTTTGCCGTTCTCGAGAATGTGGATGACGCAGTGAGGGCCGTCATCGATCAGGGGCGAGCTCGCAGCGTGCCGGACATGTTGCGCATGCTCTACGGCGTCAACCGCGCCACCATGATCACGGGCGTGATCCGCATCCTCGATGATTTCGTCTACGGCCAGAAGTTCAAACTTTCGGTTGGTCATGCGCTGGAGATGATCGAGCGCTTCGACGAGGCGTTCAAATGGGCTGCGGACGTGGTTCCCGGAAAAACCACCTACTCGGCGTCCGCGATCTTGGCGGCCCTTGTTTACGCGCACCGCACTGCCCCTACTACCGTGGATTCGTTCGCGCGCCGGCTGTTCACCGGGAATGATCTGACGCTCACTAATCCGATTCTCATCGTTCGCAATCAGCTACAGCGCATGGGCTCGCTCGCCTACCGCGACCAAAAGCGCGAGGCATTCATGGTCGTGCTGCATGGAATCTACAAGTCGCTCAACAATCAGTCCGTGACCTCGAAGTCGCTGCGTGTGCGCGAGGACATGCTCAATTACTTCGGCGCCGCGTTCACGCGAGAGAAGAAGCGGGCGGCCGGCTAATGTTGGTCGATATCTCAAAGATCAGGCGCGACGGAGGTACGCAGGTCCGTCGCGCCTTGGATGCGGAGATGGTGGCCAAGTTCGTCGACGACATCCGAGCCGGCGACTCCATGCAGCCAGTGATCGTCTACAACGACGGCGCCGCGTACTGGCTCGCCGACGGCTTTCACCGGGTGGCCGCACACCTGAAGGAGGGTAAGCCGCTCATCGAGGCCGAGATTCGAAACGGCGACGCGCGCAAGGCGTTCTTGGCATCCATTAAGCTGAATGAGCACACGCCGCTCACTGCCGCTGACCGCAAGGCGTGCGTGGAGCGGATGGTCAAGGACGGCGAATGGTCGCAGTGGAGTGACCGCGAGATCGGGCGGCGCTGCGGCGTGAATCACGAGACCGTTGGCAAGACCCGAAAGGAACTATCTGGCGGAAATCGCCAGATACATGAACCAACCAAGGAGACAAAGGAAAAGCCGATGCCGCAGCCTGAAAATAGCGGCGGCGCGGATGTCATTCCGCTCCATCGCGAGCCCAAAAAAGAGCCCGAGAAACGCAAGGCAACCCGCAACGGAAAGACCTACGAGATCAACACGAGCAACATTGGAAAGAAACTCAACCAGAAAGAGAACGGCCACGCGAGCAAGGGCAAGCCGAAGCACCTCAGTACCAAAGCGTGGACGATGCTCAAGAACACGCCGGCGGCGAAAGACCGAAATCAGCGGCACCAACTCGAGCGGCTCACCGGGAAGCTGCAGCTCGCCGTGGCGCGCATGATCGCGGACGGTGATGCCGCCAACGTCAAAGAGGCGGTGGATGCGATCACGAACGGGGCGCCGGTAGACGACTGGGGACGCGCGTACACGGCGGTGATGAAGTTGCCGGCCGATGACCGCGTGCGCCTCTGCCGAATGATTCTTAACGAAACACAGGAATCGGCGAACGGACAATAGATGCCCTGGTTCAAAGTCGATGACGGCCTGACGTTCCATCCCAAGGTCGCGGAAATGGGTCGTACTTCTGAGCAGCGCAACGAGGCGATCGGGGCATGGGTTCGCATGGGCGCGTATTGTGCAGCGCACTTAACCGATGGAGTCGTCCCGCGGCTCGTAGCACTCTCGCTGACGTCTCGCAGCACTCTCGCACGACTCTCGCGACATGGTTGGCTTAATACGCGAGATGATGGCGACTACCAGTTACATGACTATCTCGAATACAACCCCAGCGCCGAAGAAATTAAATCAGATCGCAAGGCTACGGCAGATCGTCAGGCAAGATGGAAGGAGAAGAAGAAGTCCGGTAACGGCGTTACTAACGCGTCTAGTAACGGTGTCGCTAACAGTGCCCCATCCCATCCCATCCCATCCCAAGAAGATCAGAAGAAACTATTGCCGCTTTTAGCGGCAGTGTTTGATTTCGATTCCGTCTATCGCGAGTACCCGCTCAAGAAAGGCAAGACGCCCGGGCTGAAGATCTGCAAGCGCCAGATCAAGACGCAAGCCGATTTCGACGTGCTGTTGCGGGCTGTCAGGAAATACGCGGCCGAGCGCAAGGGGCAAGACCAGCAATACACGCTGCACTTCTCGACGTTCATGGGCCGCTGGCGGGACTGGCTCGATTCCGATTCCAACGGCGCACCCAAGGCCAGCGACGCCATCCGCGAAATGACACAGCGCGCCGCGTCCAAGCTGCAACTGGTGGACGAATGACCGCACCTCGCGAGCAAATCGAGCAATCGCTCCTCGGCATGCTGCTGTTCAAGCCGGACCTTGCGCGATGCACGGGATTATCACCTGAGCAGTTTTTCTACCCGTGGAATCGCGCCGTATTCGCGGCAATCCTCGAGGGCGGCACGTTCTGGGATGTAAAGCGCCGCATGAACTGCGACGGCACGATCGAGAATCTGCACCACGTCGGCCGAGAGGACTACCTGGCGCAACTCCTCGTCGCCGGCATTGAACCGGTTGCTGATTTCGACGACCTCGTTCGCGAAGTTCACCGCTGCCATCGGTGCGAAAAATGAGCGAAGACTGGAACTGGCAGGACGAGGAACGCAAGATCGACGAGCGGCTAGCACAGCGCAAAGAACCGAACGGCTTCAAGTCATTTGCCGACCGCATCGGCAGCGAACGCAAAGAGCGCATGGAGCTCGCCGGCCGCCGAATGACGTTCGGCGTGAAGTTCTTGGACCGCGCGCTCGGCGGCATCTCCGCTCGTGACCTGTTGCTCCTCGGCGCGCAGACGAGCATCGGCAAAACGCAGCTCGCCACCATCGTGGCCATGGCGAACGCGGTGATGGGCAAGCGTGTTTACTATTTCGGCCTCGAGGCGGAACCGCACGAGATTGAGCGGCGGGCGAAGTATCAGCTGCTCGCCAAGCGGGTTTATCGCAATGCCGTCTCGCGTGCAGCTCATGACCGCATGAACTTCCTGGACTGGATGAATGGCGACCTCGAAGACATCGTTGCGCCTTTCGAGGACGAGGTGAACCGCGAACTAGCCCAGGCATTCGGAACGCTGTTCACGTTTTACCGCGACCGCGATTTCACGGTGGGCGATCTCGAGGCGAACGCGCGCGCCGTGGAATCGCAACTCGACATGCTCATTCTCGACCACATCCATTACGTGGACTCGGACGAGCCGAACGAGAACAAGGCGCTCAAGCAAATTACCAAGCGCATTCGTGACCTCGCCTTGGCGCTGAGTAAGCCCGTGATCTGCGTGGCCCATGTTCGCAAGGGCGACCGCAAGGCGAAGCAGCTGGTGCCGAGCATCGAGGACTTCCACGGCTCGAGTGACATCCCGAAGATCGCAACCAAGGCGGTGATGCTCGCGCCAGCTCCGAACGACGACGACGCGCCGACGCACCTGCTGAACACGTACATGGCGATTCGCAAGTGTCGCCCCGATGGGAGCCGAACGCGCTACTGCGGCGTCGTGCCGTTCAACATCAAAACGAATCTGTACGACGAGGAATTCACTGTCGGCCGCCTCAAGCACGCTGACGAGGAATGGGAGCAGGTCGATAACTCGAAACTGCCGCATTGGGGGAGACCATGAGCGTAAATGACCAAGACGTTCAGCAGGCGTTCCAGAATCTCTTTAGCGCGCATCGAGCGGTCGCGGAGTCCTCGGATATGGTCGAGCGGCTAAAAAGCGAACTGGCGCAAGCGGAGAGCGATTTGGAGCGAAACCAAAGACTGGTAGTCGACCTGAACGCCAAGATCAACGGCATGGCCAAGCGTGCGGCGGGGGCGCCATCAAGGGTCGAAGATGAGCCGATGCCTGCGATGGGGGAGTTTCGGCCATTGGTGACGAGATGAGCCCGAAGTAATGGCGCGTAACGACGCCTATAGCCGCATGAGCCGCGCCGGAAAACTACGCCACGCCGCCGGCAACAAGCCGTATGCCATGTGGCGCTGCTTTCGGTGCCTGATACAACTCGCCGAGGAAGACCGGGCAGGGCACCTTTCGCGCTGCTGGCCCGAGGTATTGACGCAGTGTTTTATGCGGCTGGGTTGACTAAGCGCGTGGCCTGTGAGTCGGTCTTAGCGTGTGGCCGATGAAACAAAACCAGCCGATGGGCGGACTGCTGACGGCAGGTTCGCGAAAGGCAACAAAGAAAGCCACGGCGGCAAGCGCATCCCGGCACACATCCGCGAAATGCTCGAGTGCGCTACGCCGCACGCCGCTAAGCGCCTGATCGAAGCACTCGACGCAACCAAGATCGTGCACTGGCAGGGCGCGGAAGTCGGCGAATACGTCGACCACCAAATGCGCGTGACCGCTGCCGAAGCGGTTCTAAATCGCCTCTACGGCAAGCCCAAGCAGGAAATCACCGGCGACGACGGCGAACCCGTGCAGGTGTCGGTTGATCTGTCGGCTTTGCTCGGGAAGCTCGCCGGTGGGTAAGTCGGCGCTCAAACTCGCAATTGAACGAGTCGGCGTCGAGGGCGTCTTGCAGGCCATCCCGCCCAAGTTCCACGAGGCGCTTAAGTTCAATTGGCGGTCATGGGCCCGCCCTGAGCAGCTTGCGCCTGGCTCGACCGGAAGCGGCAACGGTGGTGACGGTGATTGGCGCACGTGGCTAATCCTAGCCGGCCGCGGTTTCGGCAAAACCCGCACGGGCGCTGAGTGGGTCCGCGAGGAGATCGAAAGCGGTCGCCGTTCACGCATTGCGCTGGTGGCGCCGACTGCGGCCGATGCCCGCGACGTCATGGTCGAAGGCGAATCGGGATTGCTCGCGATCTCGCCGCCGTGGTTTCGCCCGAACTACGAGCCGTCCAAGCGCCGGATCACGTGGCCGAATGGCGCCATCGCAACGGTGTTCACGGCCGACGAGCCGGAACGTCTACGCGGTCCGCAGCATGACGGCGCATGGTGCGACGAACTGGCCGCGTGGCGCTATCCCGATGCGTGGGACATGTTGCAGTTTGGCTTGCGTCTCGGCGGCGATCCCCGCTGCGTCGTCACGACCACGCCTAAGCCCGTCAAACTGGTGCGCGAGCTACTGAAGTCGGCGACGACGGCGGTCACGCGCGGCAGCACGTACGACAATGCCGACAATCTGGCGCAGGCGTTCCTCGATGCCGTAAAAGCCAAGTACGAGGGAACGCGGCTCGGCCGACAAGAGCTCTATGCCGAAGTACTCGACGATGTTCCCGGTGCATTGTGGCAGCGGTCGCGGCTCGACGAATTGCGCGTCAAGACGCGCCCCGACATGGCGCGAATCGTGGTCGCGGTCGATCCGTCGGGTGGTCACACCGAGAATAGCGATGAACAAGGCATTGTCGTCGCTGGACTAGGCGTTGACGGCCACGGCTACATCCTCGCCGACCGCTCTTGCCGCATGTCTCCCGATGGCTGGGGACGTCGCGCGGTCGATGCGTTCCGTGAATTCGAGGCGGACCGCATCGTGTACGAAAAGAACTATGGCGGCGAGATGGCGGAGCACGTGCTTGCCACCTCAGCCAAGGCGCTTGGCTTGCGCTATGTGCCGCTGCAAGAGGTGCACGCCAGTCGCGGCAAGGTCGTGCGCGCTGAGCCCGTAGCCGCGCTGTACGAGCAGGGGCGTGTCCACCACGTCGGCGCGTTTGACACGCTCGAGGACGAGCAGTGTCAGTTCACCTCGCTAGGCTACGACGGCAGTCCTAACCGCGTCGATGCGCTGGTGTGGGCGTTGACCGAATTGATGCTCGACGCGCAGGCCCCCGAATACGACCCCTTTGAGGCGTCCGGCTACGGCCGGCGAATGTGACATGGACGAACGCGAATTGCGCTACCGCGCGCTGAGCGCCAAACGAAAGCTGGTGCGCTGATGGCCGTCGCCAAAGAAAAACCGAACGAGTTGATTCTCCCCGTATTCACGCAGTGGGAGAAGGTCGGCAGCGTCACCAGCATCCTCGCTGAAATCGAGCAGGGGATTTTCTACAACGGCTCGCTCCTTGTCGAGCAGATGATGCGCGATGACCGCGTGCGCGCGCTCGTCAACACGCTGATCATGTCGGTGCTCGGCTGTGATTCGCATTGGGAAGCCGCCAAGACCGAGAACCAGCGCACGAGCAAGCGCGGCCAGAAGTACGCCGACGAGATCGCCGAGAAATGGGATGACATGGTACCCGAGGACGAGGTTTACGAGCTCGTTCGCTGGGCGCTGATGCTCGGCGTTGGTGTCATGCGCACGCCGTGGAACATGCGCACGGGCGAAGTGAACGTGCGGACATGGCATCCCGGCGCGATTTGGTTCAACCTCGCGGATAACGAGTACTACCTGCGTCACCAGGGCGGCCAAGATCAGGTCCCGCGTGACTCTCTCGATTGGCTGCTGCTGACGCCGTTTTCGCACAAGTACGGGCGTCTCAACGGACTTGTTCGCTCGATGGCGATGCTCTATCTCGCCCGGCAGTGGACCTTTCGCGACCGCGCGCGACACTCGGAAGTTCATGGACTACCCATTCGGCTGGGAATCACTCCCGCCGACGCCGACAAGCGCGCGAAGGACAACTTTCGGAATGCGCTCCAAGCGATTGGCACGGAAACCGTCGTGATCGCGCCGCAGGGCCCCGAGGGCAAGAAGTACGCGGTTGAGCTCGTGGAAGCGCAGGCCGAAGGGCACAAGGTCTTTTCGGCGCAGCTCGACCACATCGACGACTGCATGGCGATTCTCATTCTCGGCCAAAAGATGTCGTCGAAAGGCACGAGCGGCCTCGGCAGCGACGCCAATCCCGGCGATAGCGTGCGGCGCGACATCATGGCGTGGCTGGCCCGCGTTATCGAACGCGTCTGCAATCGACTGGCGCAGCGCTGGATGGTGGTCAACTACGGTCTTGAGTCGATGGACTTGGCGCCGCGGCTTTGCATTGAAGTCGACCCGCCCGAGGATGGCGCGCAGAAGGCAACCGAACTGTCGACGCTGGGTGACGCGGTGGCGAAGCTGGCGGCGCATGGCCTCGACATCCGCGAACTGCTCGAGCAGGCCGGCGTACCGCTCCTGTCGCCCACTGATGCGGCGGCGCAAAAAGAGCAGTTGATCCAAGAGCAGCAGGACGCGATGAACGCAAAGGCGGGCAACGATGAGAAAGCCGCTGCTGAAGATAAGCCACCGTCGAAAGAAGCCTAAGCAAGTCGAAGTCGTACCGCTCAAAGACCGCGAACGAATCCCGCCGCCAAAGAAACGCCGCTAAAGAAAGTTCTTGTGTTCTTAATTTAGCCGTGAGTCCGAGTCGCTTATGTGAGTCGTACCCGCGTAGTCGAGGCAATGATTCCGGTCGGCGATGGTGCGCCGACTGATTTTCGCCTCCTCGCGGCTGGAATCAATACCTACAGCGACGGCGACAAGATTCTTTTTGACGCCGATTCCGCCGACGAAGTCATGCGCCGTTACCGGGCGCGCGGAATCGACCTCATGGCGGATTACGAGCATCAGTCGCTCGTTCGCCCGCCGGTTATCGCTCCCGCCTCGGCCAAGAAGTGGACGCCCGAAGTACGCGGCGGCGACCTCTACGCGACCGCAATCGGCTGGACTGACAAAGCTAAGTCGATGCTTGCCGCTGGCGAGTATCGATACTTCTCGATTGCCTGCCGCGTTGACGAAAAGACCGGCCGCTGCGTCGAGCTGATCAACTTCGCGCTGACCAATCTCCCCGCCGCTGACGGCATTTCTGCGCTCGTGGCTGCGTCTCGAAACTTCAACGAATCGGAGAACGACATGAAGACCGTGATCGTGGCTCTCGGCCTCAATGCCGAGGCGAACGAATCCGAGGCGGTGTCTCGCGCCTCGCGACTTGCCGAGCTCGAGCGCGACGTGCTGGCGCTCACCAGGGCGAAGACGCTGACCGAGGCATCCGGCGCACTCCAGGCCATGCGCCAGTCGCATGAGCAGGTCGTCGCGCTGTCGGCGAAGGTTGCGCAGCTCGAGAGTGCTTCGCGCGCTGTCGAGTTCGACGCCCTTGTTAAGCAGGGGCAGGACGACAAGCAAATCACCAAGGCCATGAGCGAAGGCGATTGGCTGAAGTTGCTGCGCACCAAGGAAGACGGTGTGGCTCAGCTGAAGTCGTTTCTCGCGACCGCGCCGAAGTTGGCCGCGAAGTCGAACGAGATCGTCGAAGCCGCGCCATCCGCTGAGCCGGAGGTCACCGCGATCGACAAGCGCATCGCCGCGAATCTCGTCGGCCCCGATCCGGCCGCACAGAAGAAGCACCTCGAAGAACTGAAGGCATACCGCCTCCAGCTCAAGGAAAGGAACTGAGCCATGGCCTCTTTGACGGCTTCTCGAAGCGTTTCCCGCAAGGGATCGGAGATGACGGCGGTTCCGCCGGTCATCACCCTGTCGATGAAGGCGAACGCCATCGTGTTCAAGGGTGGCCTCGTTGCCACTGACAACACGGGCTTCGTCGTCAGCGGCACGGCCATCGGCGCCACGGGTCTGAAGATCTGGGGCATCGCCACCAAGGACGTGAACAACACGGGCGGCGCCAACGGCGCGCTGACCGTCGACGTGGTGCGCGGCGTCTACCCGTTCGCCAATCTCGGCGGTGACCCTGTCGCGCAGGCGGACGTCGGCAACACCTGCTTCGCCGACGACGACCAGACCATCCGCAAAACCTCGAACACCTCGACCCGTTCGAACGCGGGCGTGCTCATCGGCTTCGACGAGAACGGCTCGCCGCTCGTTCAGGTCGGCAACTTCAGCCAGACGGGAGTCTGAACATGGAAATCACTCCTTCTACGCTACAGCCGTTCTTCCAGCAGCTCGATCTGCGCTTCCAGGCCGGCTACCGCGAGGCTCCGACGTTCTGGCAGCAGGTGGCGACGCTCGTGCCGTCGTCGACCGAGCAGAACGTCTACGGCTGGATGGATTACGTCCCCCAGCTTCGGCAGTGGGTCGGTGAGCGCTATGTGCGCAACCTCGTGAGCCGCGGACTGACGGTCACCAACCTCACCTTCGAGCTGACCGAGGAAGTGTCGCGCGACAAGATCGCTGACGACCAGTACGGCGTGTACGGCCCGAAGATGTACATGATGGGCCGCGCCGCCGCGCTCTGGCCCGATCAGCAGGTGATGTCGGCGATCAACGCCAACGCCAACGGCTACGACGGCGTGACGTTCTTCTCGAATGCGCACCCGAAAGATCCGTCGGGCGAGCTCTCGGGCAACCAATCGAACGATCTCTCGCTGGCGCTGACCGGCGCGAACTTCGCGACCGCGCTGCAGACCGGCAAGTCGTACGTCGGCCGCGACAATTCGCCGATGGGCAGTTTCGCGATGGGCAAGCCGCTCCTCATGGTCGGCCCAGCCCTTGAGAAGACCGCACGCGACCTCGTGGCGGCGAACTTCCTGTCGACGGCCGCCGCGTACGGCGCTGCGACCTCGGGCGCCCCGTCGAGTAACACGTACATGGGCGTCGCTGACATGCTCGTGAATCCGTGGATCACCAGCGCGACGGCGTGGTTCCTCATCGATCGCAGCTTCGGAATCATGCCGTTCATCTGGCAGCTCCGCGAAGCGCCGATCATGCAGCAGCGCGTCGCCGAGTCGGATGCGCCGGTGTTCGACCGCAACGTTTACCAGTACGGCATCCGCGCGCGCGGAGCGGCGGCTGGCTCGCTCTGGTTCCTCTGCATCCGAGGCAACACCTGATGCGCCAGTACAGCGTGATCGCACTCAAGGATGAGTCTCGCATTCTGGGGCTGATCCTTTCCAAGGGCGCCAAGATCTCGATCGACGTCGAGGACGAGCGGCAGCCTGTACTTCAGGCCGCTGTCGACTCCGGTGACATAGCCATCCTCGGCATGTCGCCGGCCCCTGCTCCCTCTGAGAAGAAGGGCAAGTAGCTAAATGCCCGTCCTCGCCGGCACGGTCTACGCGACTACGACGGACCTGGGAAACCTGGGACTGCTCGGCGCCGCGTTGCAAAACGTGTCCGGCGCGGCACAGGCGGAAGCCCTGCAAGCGGCATCGGCAGTCGCGGACAGCTACCTGCAGGGGCAGTACATCCTTCCGCTGTCTCAGTGGGGCTACGACCTCGTTCGCGCGGTCTGCATTATCGCGGCCTGGGATCTGCTCGCGGCGCGTGGCTATTCGCCGCAGTCGCAAGCTGATCAGAACGTTCGGCAGCGGTACGAAGACGCTCTGGGGTGGCTCGACGAGGTATCGAAGGGGATTCAGACGCCCGTCAACATCATCGACGCGTCAACGGCACCAACTGACGGCGACGGCTCCGACGTAACGGTTATCGACGGCGGCTCGGTGGTTTCGACCACGGTGCGCGGCTGGACCGATCGTGGCGTCGGCTCTCCGACGAATGAAACGCCGGGGTGGAACCTGTGAACGTCGGCGCTCTCAAAGCGCTGCTGTCGACGCTTCAGGCGAGTTCGTTCCTGAGCGGCGTCAACGTGCTCTTCGGCGAAGAGGAGCTCGACGACGAGTCGAAGGGCACGCCGAAAGTCGTCATCGTTCCCGACGGCGGGCAGTGGGAATCGCCCGGCTACATCAAGGGCGTTGACCCGGAAACCGTGAATATCTGGGAGACGAAAGAGGAATGCGAAGTCTACTGCATTGCTTTCTCGGCGACTCCCAACGCGCAGCCGATTGACCACGCTGACGAAGTTGAGTCGCTGCGGCAGCTGGTTTTGGCGGCGTTTCAGGACCAACGGAACCAGGCGAACGCGGACGGCTCTAGCGCTCCCGGCATCTACTGGAAGCCGCTTTCCGGTCGCTGGGAGAAGCGGCAAAACGCGCTGAACCGCATGGGGCGCGCGTACGTGTTCCGCATGCTGGCCGATATCAGCGTGCCGATGCCAGCGCCATCCGGTCAGGTCACGGTCACCAGCGAGACGATCAACCAAACCATTACCTCACCGCAGCACGTGAGCTAGCGAGGGATCATGGGTCTGCCTGGCATTACGCAAAACGTTCTCGATGGCAATCTCGGGCTACAGCCAGGTTCCAATTCGCAGCTGACTTTGTGGATGGGCTGCTGCACTGCCGGCGTGGTCAACACGCTGGCGACGTACGGCGATATCCAGACGATGACCAACGCTCTCGGCGCCGGCGAGCTGCTCGAGGCGGCCGGCTACGCGATGAAGGCGGGAACTCCTCCGATCATGGTCATGCCGCTCAACCCCGGCACCCGCGGCGGCGTCGGCAGCGTGACTCACGTTGGTCCCGGCGCGATGACGGTTACCGTCACCATCGCGCCGCACCTCGCCATCACCATCACCTGCACCACGGGCGGCACGCTCGGCACGGCGGCGTTCACGTTCCAGCTCGGATCGGCCTCGGCCTCGGCGCCAGTGCAGTCGGCGGCGGGCTGGTCTTCGACCGGCTACCTCGTTCCCGGCACCTACTGCACCGTCGTCTTTCAGGCGGGTACGTACATCTCTGGCGGCTCGGCCGATACCTATACCATCTCGACGGCTGGCGTGATTGCCCACCCGACGGGTGCGGGTCCGGCGGTCCCGACCATCACCGCCTCGCCGATCGACTTCTATAACGTCAAGATTCGCGTGGAAGTGGGCGGCGCGATCGCCACGTCGCAGATCACCTACGACCTCGACGGCGTCATCAACGCCACCTACACGCCGTCGGCGAACATCACCACTGCGGCTACCTACGTCATTCCCGGCACCGGTCTCGTATTGGCACTCTCGGGCAACGCGACAGCTGGCGACACGTACGCGTTCCAGTGCGCCGGCCCTCAGCCGGCCGCGGGCGACGTGACGTCGGCGTACACGCTGCTGCAAACCACGCTGCTTCCGTCGATGACCGCCTCGCAGATCGTCCTCGTGCAGACGCCGGGTAGCGCGTCGGCTTGGGCAACCGCGGTCTCGAGCGCAGAAACCTGCCGCACGGCGCTGTTCGCTCTCGGCGTCAATGTCGACTTCTACGTGGGCGGCCCCTCGGTCGGCACGGTCCTGCCCAACTCGGGCAGCATCACCGTCGACTCGGCCGACACCGATTCCACCGTGATCACGCAGCGCGCCGGCATGAGTGCCCGCGTTTCGGCCTGCGCCGGTGATTGGCAAATGACCTCACCGGTGACCGGCCTCCAGTTCCGCCGCAATGCAAACTGGGCGGCTGGTGCTCGCGGCTCGAAGGTGTCGCCGAGCCAAGATATCGGCGCCTATGCCGACGGCGGCGTGGCCAGCGCTATCGGCCTGTTCCGCGACGAGAACCCGACGCAGGGCTTCTACGCGGCCGGCATCACCTGCCTGCGCACGTATACGCCGGGCGGCGCGATCTATATCACCCGCGGCCTCACTGCGATGGCGAACACCAGCGATTACTACCCGCTGGCGAACAGCCGCGTGATGTCGAAGGCGTGCGGCGTCGCTCGACTCGCCGGATTGCAGTACATCAACAGCAAGGTCCCGACCACTACGCGCAATTCGCAGCCGGGCGTCATCCAGGAAGCGAAGGCGCAGGAAATCGAAACCAAGATCACGCAGGCACTGCAAGCGGCGCTCGTCGACTCCTCGCCGCGTGACGCCGTGAACGCTTCGGCGACCGTGACGCGCACCAACAACGTGTTCGCGACCGGGCAGTTGATCATCACCGTCTCGATTCAGCCATACGCGTACGCGCCATACATCGTCGAAAACATCGGCCTCCAGGTGAGTGCGTCATGAATTGCCTGCGCTGCGGTCAGTCGAAGGAAATGCACTGTCGCGCGGACGGTGCGACCCCGGGAGGGCTTTGCGCGGCATTTGTTGCCGAGTGGCCACGCGACATGTTGCCGGTGGTCGAGGCGCCGCAGCCCGTGCCGCTCACCGTACCGGAGAAGGGGTAACCCATGGCTCAGAACACGTCGATCAACGGCATCCGGTACGACTTCACGACCATTCGCTTGACCGGCACGACCGCGCCCAACTTCGCGAGCATCGGCTTTCAGTTCCCCGTCGGCGTGCTGCAGTCGATCAGCTACGACGCCGAGCAGGACGCCGGCATCGTGCAGGGCAACACGATTACCATGGTTGGCCGCACGAACGGCTACGGCACCGGCTCGGGTTCGCTCGAGCTGCTGGTGTCCGAATTCGATGATTGGGTTGCACTGGTGACCGGCGCGGGCTCGGTTCCGCTTATGTCGGTGTTCTTCGACTTGTCGGTTTCCTACAACGTCAACCTCATCGACGTTCGCACCGACTCGCTTCGCGGCATCAAGATCACCAAGGTCGGCGCCGCTCAGCAGAAGGGCAACGACGCGGTGACCCGCACGCTCGACCTGTCCATCGCGCGCATCTACGCCAACGGCATCGCGCTATTCGGAGATCCCGCGCAGTGATGTTCATCTGCAAAATCGGCCTTGAGTTCTGCGCTGCATTCTGCGGTGCGCTCGTGGGCCGCCTCGTCCTCCTCAAGGAGTTCCAATGCCCACCCCGTCCCAAGAAACGATCGAAGCATTAAAGAAGCGGTTTCCCGAGCGCGCGCTACACCAGGTCGAAACGGTCATTTGCGGTGACGAGCACATCCTCCTCATGACCTCACCGTCGCAGGTCGAATACCAGAAGTACACCGACGAGATGTTGAAGGCGCTCGAACTCAAGGGTGAAACCGAGAAGGTGCAAGCCCTCCGCGGCGCTCAGCTGCGCGCGATTCTCGCCCAAACGCGTTGGCCTGACCGCGACGAGGTGCAGCGCATCTTTGAGTACGCGCCGGAAGCCGTCGACGAATTTCATAAGACGCTACGCGAACACGCCGGCGCTGGCGCCGAGGTTCGCTCAAAAAAACTCTAAGCGCTCTCAAGCAAGCTCGGGAGCGCTGGGAACCACCTTTTTACGCAGCGAGGGCGCTAAAGGCAGTGAGGCACGGTGACCCGGATAAGGAAGTCAGCATCGAGGAAGAGGTGGGTTACCTCATTCTCGCTGACTTCATTTCCATGGTCCGTGACTTTCACGGCGCATACCTGAAAGCGAAATGAGCGGCCAAGGCAAAATTGCGGACTATGTTCGCCAGCTCGAGCAACTGGCCACGCCGGATTTGCGCCGAAAGCTATCTCAGCAGCTCGGCGGCGTGATGATTCGCCTGATCAACGATCAAATCGATCGGGGCGTCGATCCGTATGGCCTAGATCTCAAGCGCCGCACGGATGGCGTGTTGCCGCTGCAGGGGCTCAAAAACACGTTCACGGCGTCTTTCGACGAGGGCCGGGCACGCGTCAGCTCGAGCAAGTGGTACTCGGCCGTTCACCAAAAGGGATGGACGATTGCGGCGCAGAACGCTCCGTATCTGCGTTTTCGACTGCCAAACGGCGCGTGGGTCAGCAAACAAAGCATCAAGATCCCTCAGCGCATGATGGTGCCGACCGAGGAATTAGGGCTCGGCTCTACCTGGTCGACGGCGCTGATCGAGAAGACTACACGGTTCCTTCGTGATCATTTGCAGGGGCGCGGCTGATGGAAACGGCGGCGCTTGAACTGCAATTAAAAGACGCGATTTCGGCGCCGGCAAAGAAAGCGGCCGATTCTCTCTCTCGCATTGCCAAGGAGACGGAGAGGGCTCAAGCCAAGCTCGACGAGCTCAAGGCCAACCCCGACGCGTACAAGAAGTTGCTGAGCGCGCAGCGGCAGCTAAACGCCGAGCGCAACAAGCTCAAGGGCGGCTTTTTTAATTGGGCGGGTCCGCACGGCATTGGCCGCATCTTCTCTGCCAGCGTTGGTCAGTTGCTTGCCGACGGCGCGGAGAAGATCGGTTCATCACTTATCGACGCGGCCAAGTCGACCGTCGAGACGCTGATCAACGGCGTCAAGTTCGCCTTTGACGTGGGCTCAAAGGCTGAGCAGTCGCACCTTGGCTATCGGCTGAGTCTTGGTGAGAAGCCGGGCGCCGAATCGCTTTCAGACGTACAGCGATTCTCTAAACTGACTTCGTTCGGAACATCTGCCACCGAACGCATGTTCCTGCCGCTGCGTCGTGCTGGATTCGATCAGCAAGAGGGCCGCAACGCCTACGCGGCGTCGCTCGACATCGCGGCAGGACAGGGACGCGGCGCCGATCAAGGCGCAGTCGAGGACGCACTTGAAAGCCTGCGCAAGATCAAGCTCAAGGGCGGCGTCACCGACAAGCTGCTGATCGGCATGGGCGTGTCGGTCAACGACTTCTTCGACAACCTCTCCAAGCAGCTCGGACTGTCGAAAGACGAGGCGAAGAAGCGAGCCGAGGCGGGCAAGATTGATCCGCAACTACTGCTGAACACGATCTACTCCGGGATCGAGAAGCGGCAAGGCGGCATACTCGGCACCGGCGGCGTCGCGGCGGGCAAGACGATGGAGGCGCGGCTACAAAAGCTGCGCGATTTGCCCGAGGAATACCTGCGCAAGATTGCCGATACGCCAGCGTGGAAGCGGCTTTCTGACAAAGTGGGTAGCGTTCTCGAGGGACTGAGCCCCGACAGTCCGCGTGGTAAGGCCATCATCGACAAACTGATGGGAGCGTTCGGCTCGCTCACCGATGCCGCCGAAGAATGGCTCACGCCCGAAAATATGGATCTGTTCGCCGCGAAGATTCGCAGCAGCGTCGATACCGCGAAAGAACTCTTCGTCATCTTCAAGGACATTGGCGGCGTGGTTCTCGACGTCGTTCGCTACATCGAGCGGATGATCAAGGGCTACCGCGAGCTCAAGGATGACCTCGATTACGTCAAGAAGGGCGGCGAGGCGGCCGCGGGGTCAAAGACGGCGACGGCCGCACAGCGCGCGGGTGCGAAAGCAGACGTGCTCAGCCTGATGATGAGGCCCGATCAGGACCTGATCGACTTCAAGAAAAAAGAATTGCGCATGGGTGACTTTACGGCCGACGAGCGTCGCCAGCGCGAATCCGAGATCGCGCAGCTCGAGCGTCAGGCGAGTGGTCCCGTGCGCCAGTCACCCGCAGTCGCAAGCACGGGCGGCAAGGTAATTCACCTAAACGTCTCGCAAGGCGCTGTCGTTGTCCAACCGCGCGCCGGCGAATCGACTGAGGGAGCTGCGCGCCGAGCCGGCGAACAATTCATGTCGACGGTGACGAGTGCCGTTGAAAAAGAATCGCTGATGAGTGGCGGGTGATGGCTGATAAGGTTCCATATCAGACCTGGTACAACAACCAGCCGATCCAAAAAGTCGCGTTCGACTTTTGGGCGCAACCTGTCCTGAAGGATTCGAACGGCCTCTATTTCTGCCCCGGATTCGAGGGCAACACCTACCTGGCGAATCCGTGGGACTTCATCGCGTTCGGTACGCAGAACGAGGTTCAAGATCCATACACGGCTGGGCCGTCTTCGTTCTCGTCGAAGACTCCCGGCAAGTGCAACGTCACGTTCACCAAATTCCGCGACGTCGATAAGAAGAAGCAAAGCGGCAGTGACGGCGCACGTCTTACGCTTCACGGCGTCGAGCCGGCCGAGGTTGATATTGAGGTTTTGATTTGGACGCCGGAGCAGTGGCGCCAAATGAAAACGCTGTGGAGCGTCATCAACCCCGGCGCGACCAAGGGCACGCCTCCGGCTTACGACGCGTATCACCCGGCGCTGGCCATGCAGGACGTAAAGGCGCTGGTATTCGTCAGCGGCACCGGCCCCGACATCGACGACAAGCGCGTTGGCCACTTCAAGATGAAGGCATGGGAATACCTGCCGCCGTCGAAGAAGGCCGCGGTCAAAACGGTAATCCAGAAGAAGGGTAACCTTCTCGATCCGAGTCAGCAGAAACAGCCGGCTAGCAACACGTCGCAGCCGGCGTCGTATCCCAAGCCGAGCTCGAGCGGCGCGGCGGCAAAGCCATGAGCCTCGTCACCGTCAACGACGTGGGCATCATCCGCGGCACGATCACGATGCCGCTCGTGGGCGTCTGGGCGGCCGAGCTCGTAATCGATCAACTCGACGGCACGGGCTTTGACGCTGGAACCTCGGTCACGATCAAGGGCGACAGCATTCAACTTTCCGGCACCGTCGTGCCTGACCGCACCGGAAGCTTTCTCGATGCCGTCCACGTCCGCGTTCTCGGCGGCAAGGCGGGAATGTCCAAGACGTCGACGCCTCGCAGCTACGTGCAGCCGGGCGCGTTTGTGAAAGACGTGCTGAATGGGATCACGACCGATAGCGGCGAATCACTTTCGTCGAGCGTTTCGCAGTCGTTCCTCAATACGAATCTCACGGCGTGGTCGACGCTAAATCAGACCATAAATTGGAACCTCCGCGCGCTACTGAAGTGGCTCGGCCCTGACTTCTCGTGGCGCATCCTCGACGACGGCACGCTCTGGATGGGCGCCGAGTCGTGGCCGCAGGCGAGCGGCACCATCGACATCATGAGCCAACGGCCGAGTGAGGGAACGTTTACGCTGGGCTGTGAATCGCCGTTTATCTTGCCTGGGACGTCACTCGATGGCGTCGGCAACGTCGCCCGCGTCGAGCACCAAATCGACCACAATCGGATCCGCTCGTTCGTCTCGATCGATCTTGCCGAGGGCGACAGGGGAATCAGCGGTGCGATTGCGCGCATGGTCGCGGCGAATACCGCCGGGTTTGACTACTACGCGCTGTATCAGTGCAAGGTAGTCTCGCAGTCGGCCGATCTGTCGACAGTCGATATCAGCTTCGACGCACCGAATAAGAACAAGCTAGCGGGCCTGCAACGCGTTCCGGTGCGCAATGCGAGCGGGATCGCGATCCAGTTTCAGCAGAACGCGACCGTTCTACTCGGCTGGGACGGCGGCAACCCTCAAGCGCCGTACGTCTCGCTCGGCCTCTCCAGTGATTCGCCAACGCTGATCAAGCTGAACGGCGGCAATCTCAAGAATGCCCGCGTAACCGATCCGCTCGCGGTGGGAACGCTGACAGGACAAGCCGGCCCGTATCCAGTGGTGTTCACCTACGTGCCTACTCAGAACGTCGGTGGCGTCGATACGCCAGGCGCGCCTTCTAGCGGTCCGTCGGTGAACCTCGCTGGCATCGTCTCGAATGGCGGCGGCGCGACGGGGGTTAAGTCGTGAGCTATTTCTACTCGCCGACCAATTCCGACGCGACCAATGTTGCCACCGACGCGGCGACGCGAATCAACGCGATCACGGGAACGCCCACGCTTTCGCCGCCGATTGTCGATCCGAATTTCCAAGCGTTCCTGAAAGCGCAAGCCGACTCGATGCTGCTTTCGGTCGGCTATCAGGACCGGAACGCCGCGGCCACGGTCGGCAGCTTTACTACGACAAGCGGCTCGTTCGTCGATATCGGCAACGGCTCGAGCACTGGCTTTTCCACGTACACATTCGCCGCGCCGATTGCGAAAACCTATCTCGTTTCGGTCGACCTGAGTTGCTACCTGTCGGGCCTCGGCGGCGGCAACGGTTTTCAGCTGCAACTCGTCAATGCGACGACGAGTGCCAGCTACAGCGACGCGGCAACCAAGTTCGAGGTCAATTCCGCAGGGCAGGTGCAGCACTACGCGTTCCGTTTCGGTGTGCCCATGAATGCGGGAAGCAACGTCCTCAAACTCCAAGCATTGGCGCTCACCGGCTGCACATTCGCCGTCGATAGCCTTTGCTTCCGCTGTTTTACGGTGACCGGATGACCGTCTTTTACGGCAGCGATAGCTACTGCGTCAGCGACATCGGCCTCACCGACATCCAGGTGACCGATCCTGCGCTGCTCATCGGCCAACGCATTGCGCGCCTGCTGCAAACACCTCGCGGTGGACTTGCCGCAATCGGCGACGACCCCGATCGAGGTTGGGATTGCCGGCAGTACATCAACATGAAGCTGACGCCGGCCGCTGTGTCGCTAGGCCAGCAGCAAGTCTTAGCCGAATGCCGAGCCGACGAGCAGGTCCAGGACGGCGCCGTGGAATTCGTCATCGATAGCACCGGGGCACTCCAGCAGATCGCAATCAATCTCCTGACCTCGGCGGGTCCATTCACTCTCACCGGCAACGTCAACACGATTACGGGGGCGCTGATCTTCGCGTTTGGCTCATGACGGCAACGCTTGCACAGCTCGTGGTTCCGCAGGACGTCACGTACTACTTCAATCTCCTGCTCGGCGTGTACCAGTCGCAAGGATTCCCGGTGCAGAGCTGGCAAACCGGCGGCGTCGAGCGCACGCGCCTCCTCGCATTTGCCACTGCACTTGCCGACAAGGCGACCAATTACGCGCCCACGATCGCCGGCGGAATCCTGCTCGACTACTCGAGCAGTGACGGCAACGGCGGCGGCTGGCTCCCGCTGACCGCGCTTGAGTTCTACGGCGTGCCGATCAATCTGGCGACGTTCACTCAGGGCTCGATCACACTTACGGCGGCGTCCGGCGTTTCGACGCAAACCTATTTGGCCGGGCAACTGATCGCGACCTTCGGCGCTACTGGCAACCGCTACATCAACACTGGCACCGTCATCGTTCCGAATGGTCCCGGCAGCGTGACCGGCACCTTCCAGGCCGAGAAACCCGGTTCATCCTATTCAGATCCGTCTAACTCGGGCGCAATCACGCTGGTGACGCCGATTCCAGGCGTGACGCTGACCAATCCCGCCGGTAACTACTCGGCCGTCTCGCACGTCGGCAGCGGCACGGGAACGCTTTCGCTCAGCGGCGCGCCGATTGGCAGCAACCTGATCGTGGTTCGCATTGACGCGACTGCCACGAGCTCGCCGACGTCATGGTCCTACTCGCTGAACGGCGCCGCTTACGTCTCCGTTGGCACCGTCGGATCGGCGGCAATCGGCTCGACGGGTGTCATGGTGACGCTGGTGAATGGCGGCGCGGGAACGTCGTTTGTTTTCAGCGACACCTACTCGTTCACGACGCCGGGCACCTGGATCACGCAGCAGGGCAGCAACATCGAGGCAGACCTTGCGCTGAAAGCACGTTGCCGAGCGAGTCTACCGACGCCCGGCGCGCAGCCGGCGCCGACGAGCAACTACTACCAGTTCCTGGCGACCTCGACGCCGACGGTGGGTTCGCAGGTCACGCAATGCATCGTTCAGACGGACGCGAACATCAACAACAAGATCAATATCATCGTCGCTGGACCGGGCGGCGTTTTGCCAGGCGCAACCGTCGCGGCAATTCAGACCTATATCAACCCGCGAACGATCGGCGGTGACTACCCGGTTGTGACCTCGCCGTCGACGCTGGCGATCACGTACGCGTTCACCGTCAACTGCGCGGCGAACCTTCTGACCTCGGTGCAGCAGTCGATCGCACTGAACCTGCAGAACTACACGAACGCGGCTGGTATCAACGGCACGCTCAAACTCTCGGACGTCGAGGTGCTCATCAAGCCGAACCCGCTGACGGGCCAGGGCGGCATCACCGGCGTAAGCGATATCGCGGGAGTCACCATCAACGGTGTCGCAGCCAACCTCACGCTTGGCGGCGTCGGCAGCTTCGTGGTTGCGGCAAGCGGTCCCACCATCAGCGCCACCTACGTGACCACATGAGCACGAAAGACCCCGGCACGTTTACGGAGTGGTGGCAGAACTTGCCCCTGCCGTGGCTCATTGGCGGCACGAACGGCCAATACGAGGCCGCGGCCAACGGCGCCGTTCTCGACGGCGAGGTGGCCAACCTCAAGGCGGCGGCGAAAGCGGCGATGCCCGACTTTGCGCCGGCCGATGCGCTGGCGCATATCGCTAACGATCGCGGCATCGTTCTCGGGCCGCCGTCGACCGATACGAATCCTGCGCTACGCCTGCGGACGTTCCGCGACACCTATACGCGCGCCGCACGCTGGGTGACGCTGCTCGAGCAGCTCTACTACGGCGGATTCAACAATGCCGTGATCGTGCAGCAAAACGGCTTGGGGTTCACGCTGAGTGCGGCGCCGACGCCGGGCGTTGATCCAACTTCGCTGCTGACGATTACGACGCTGGGCACAACGACGACGACGCTCGCGCCAGTGGCGCCATCTACGAAGACGATTCCAGCGGGGACGCCGTGGGCATATTTCGACGGGCAGAACGACCTCTGCGATCGGTTCGCGATTATCTTCCCGACCGGCTGTCTGTGCTCGGTCGTCCACGCTCGCGCGACGTTCACGGCCACCGATAGCGCCACGATCACATGGAACAACCCGAACGCGTTTCAGGACACGAGCTACGTCGTCTATCCGGGCCTTCCCGTCGTCACCGACAATCCCGCGGTCGGCGTCAGCGCGTGGAACGACGGCACGGCAATGACGACGACTGGGACGACGATTCGCGCCTCGGATACGTTCACAGGCTACGTCGACGTCCTGGCCGCACCCGCCGGCGCGAACCCGTTCGCCAACATCAACGCGATCGACCTCGGGCGCCTGCAATTGATCATCAAAACGTGGCGGCCTGCGCGTGAGGTTTGCTCCGGGGTCTATGTGCTTGTGCAGGGAAAATTCATCGGCTGGCCGGTTCGCAATATCAACAGCGGGCTGTATGCCGGCTCGACGATCGGCGCGTCGTCGACGGTCGTTTATCAGGGGGCATGAGGGATGGCTTCGAATCAGAATGGCAATGCACGACCGCTGATGGGCGTCGGTTCGGGAGCTGCGCCCACACCCGGTGGAACTCCAGTCGTTTCGATGCCGGCCGATGCAGATCCCAACACCGTAGCCGTGATGTTTGCGCAGCAATATCCAATGCTGGCGAATTACGAGACCTGGCTCTCGCTCGCCGCGAAGCTTTGCCCTCCAGTCTTGGCGGGCGGCGCGTCGAGCGGTTACAGCGCGCCCTCGTATACGAGTTTCGGCGGCACGGTTACGCCCAGCGGAAACGGCGCAACGTTCAATAGTCGCAGCGGAACCAACTTCGTCCTCCTGTGCACGCTTGGCGGCGCAGTGGGCGTCGCCAAATTCAAGGTCAGTACTGACGGCGGAAACTCCTTCGGCGCCGAGCAGACGACGTCGGCGAGCATGACCGATGCGACCAGCGGCATCACGCTCGCATTTGCTGGCACGCTGACGCTCAACGGCACGGCCCAGTTTCACAGCGCGTGCACTCCGCAGCTAGTGCTACCCGACACCGCGGGGTCGGTGCGCAGCGCATGGGATCACAACGGCCTTCGCAGCGCGCGCGTGATCGAGGGGTACGAGGGCTACATCGGCCAGCGCGCGGCGATTACCGTCGACGCCACCTTCCTTGCGGGATCACCGTTTCGAATTGGGCTCTCCGGTGCGAGCACGCAAGCAGATTTCGGTGCATCGTTCGAAGCGAGCAACGGGCGATGGACTGGTAGGCACTGCCGCCTGCTGACGAGCACGACGAACGGAAATCGGATCTCGGTTGAGATGGGCGCCGAGAGCCTCTCCGTGCCGCTGAGCGGCGACAACGCGATCCTCGTTTTCTATGCCTCGATTGCTCTCACGAACGTCGGTGCGAGCAACCAGACCGCGCTTTGGGGCATCATCGACGATCTGACGGCCGCGCCGCGAAACACCGCGGCCAACATTTACGGCTTCAAGCGACTCAGCGGCGGCAACTGGCTCGCGCTCAGGCGAAATGTTTCTGTCGATAGCACTGTCGACACCGGGATCGCGCCGGTCGCGAACGTGGCAAACCGGCTGCGAGTCGAGATTCATGGCCTGCTGACGCCGCTCGGAGCGGCGTTCGGTTCGGGGAACGGCTTGATCCTCTATTTCATCGACGACAAGTTGGTTGCATCGAACACGAACCAATCATCGACTGGCTACGCCCTGTGCGCCGAGCTCGTCAACACCGGCGGCCTGGGTGGCGCGCAGAACATGTATGTGAGCCCGCAGCATTGGGTCCAGGTGCTTCATGGCAACGCGCCCCTGTAATTCAATCGCCGCTGATCGTGGCGAGAAAATGAAGATCGTGGTCTTTGCAGTCGGCGTCGACGTCGTAGGACCATTGCGCGCCGAGAAACGTCATGGTTTGCACGCCGAGCCAGTTATCGCAGCTCGAGGCGTCCGCATCAAAGACGGGATAACCCGGCAGCGAGACCTCGAGTACGCCAGCGGCCTGCGGATCGAGCATCATGCGCGTTTCGAATTCAGCAGAATGGCCCGCGCTCGCGCCGGTGGGATCGAGGCAGGTCTTCACGACCAGGCCGGTGCCATCATCGAGCTTGAAGCAGAGATGATCGTCGGGCGGCACGATCGCGCCCTTCCCTTCGTCATCGATCGGCTCGAGGACGTGCCAGGCAGTTCTCATGGCAATGACAGTCTTTGGCGGCAGCCCACTCGAACGATGGTCACAGCCGATCGCCAGGAGCATGAGGCAAATAGCGGTTCTCATGCCGCTGAAACGAGAGAGGGGCTCGATTTATTTCCGGATGCAACGCGTCAAAACCGAATCCGGATAGGAGTTGCATAGATGGCCATCCTCATCAGAACGGCCACATTCACGGCCGAGCAAGGGCCAAAGTCGATCAGCTTCCCGACACCGGCCGGCAGCTTCGGCATCGGTCCAGCCGCGCCGACGATTACTGACGTGGTTACGTCGGGCGTCGCCATTTGGACCGACACGCCCGTCAGTTCGCTCGGCACGACTACCGTCAACGTCTACGCCAGCGACGTCTTCACCGGGACCGTTCCCGTCGTTATCGAGGATTTGCCATGAAAACAACGCACAAATTTCTATACGCCGTCGCTGTCCTCGTCGCCCTGAGCGGTATCGCCTACGCCGCGAACGCCATCCGCGCCGCCTACATTCTCGTCTACACGCAGCAGGCGAGCGCGCCGACGGGCACCGGCATCACCGGCAAAGACCGCGTCTGGGTCAAGAGCAGCAACGACCACGTAATCCACACCGACACGTCGAACGTCGATCACGACCTCGACGCTGCGTCGAGCGGCGGCGCGACCTGGGCGCGCGTCGCGGTTGCCGACACCAACCAGACGTTGACGGCCACGTCGACCGCGCCGCAGCTCGCCGCGTACACCTCGCTCACCGCTTCGCGCACGGTGACGATCACGCAGGGCGGAACGAGCGGAACGCCGATCTGGTACGAGGTCGTCGACGAGTCGGGCAGCGCGTCCTCGACGATCACGCTGACCATCGCGCCGAGCGCGGGCAACATTGACGGCGCCGCTTCGAAGGCGGTCATCGTTTCTGCGCGAGACTTCTGGAAAGGCTACTGCAACGGCACCAACTGCTTCACGAGCTCGCGCACGCCTACCAGTGTTGTTAGCTCCAACTTCGAGGATGACAACGTTGGCTCAGGCACGACAGCTTCGACGTCGTCGACCTCGTTCAGCGCGATCGGCAACGGGACGACCACCGGATTTGCCGATCATGTCTTCAACGCTCTGCAGCCGAGATTCTACGGGTTCTCCGCCACGGTTTCGGGACTCTATGCCACCTCGCACGCGAGCGTGGCCGAATTCCAGATCAAGAACGTCACGACTGCGACGGTGCTGGGGAAAGGAAAATGCTACGTCAATTCTTCCCCTGTGCTGGTTTCGTGCACGGCCTACGGAAGCGGTCTGATGCTTTCGGGCAACAACACGCTGCGCGTCGAGTGGCGCGTCGTCGATGCCGGCGGCGGAACCATCAATGCCGATGGCAACTATTCGACGTGGAACGTTCCGCTTTCCACCGTCTCGTGGCTGATCTTCTGATGCGTGTGCTTGCGCTCTGCATCGCGCTGTTCTTCCCAGTGTCGGTAGAAGCGGACTGCGGCTGTCCGTCGGCGCTCGTCGGCTGCACGAGCCTGACATGCTTTGCAGCACCAGTCACGATCGTGTTGCCGTCGCCTTCCCCTGTCGTGCATGGAGTATCGCGCGGCTGTTCTTGCTCGGCTGCGCTGATGGGCTGCACCGCAATTGGCTGCATTCAGCTTTTTTCGGTGTCGCTGTAGGAGGATCGATGGGAGACGACAACAACTCCGGGCTATGCCTCGACGCAAATGCGTCGTTTGGCAACTCAGGATTGCCGCTCCAGATGATCGCATGCGCTTGGCGAAACGGCGTGCAGAGCTGGTCTGCACCGTTTCCATTGTGAGGAACCATGAGCCCTGCACCTCAAGAGCGTCCCGCCAAATTCACGCCGCCCCAGCCGGCGGACGAAGACCCGCTCATCACCGACGAGCTAACGGCGCTCGTGGCGTGGACGTGCAGCAAGGTCGTCACCGAGGTCGAGGAAATCGACAGGATGCAGGACGATGTCGAATCCAAGCGATGAAGATCTAAAAGATCTCGTCCGCAACCTCGCCGACGCCGTAGCGGCGCTGTCGACGCGGGTTGAGCGCGGCACGTTTCAGACGACGCGGATCGCGAATGCCAGCGAGGAAACGAATGCGATGGCGCTCAACGAGGTGCGCGAAGCGAAGGCGGCGCACGAAGGCGTGCTGGGCGAGTTGGTGGAGATTCGCGGCAAGCTCGCCGTGCTCGTCGACAACATCAAGGACGCCGAGGACGCGGCCGACGAGGCGAAGGTTGCCGTGCGCGAGGCTACGGGTGGTTTCCCGCGGCAAGATCTCGACGTCGGCGACACGGACAAGACAATCGGCAAAGTCGTGCGCCACGTCGCCGGCAAAGCGCTGCCGTGGTTTTTGACGACGGGCGCAGGCGCGGCACTCATGCACCTGTGGCACTGGCTGGCGGGGCATGGCCGGTGATACCGAGCTCGCCAACCTCTGCCTCGTCCTCGAGCACGAATTGCGACGGGCGAAGGAGCGGAATGCGTTGCTCGAGCGGACGATTGAAATGTTGCAAAACGAATTACTCAAGGCAGCCGAGGACATGATCGAGCTGCGGAAGGAGCAGGAGAAATGAGCGACAGAGCCCACAAGATCATGGCACTCGTCGGCAGCGTTGCCGTCGTCGTGCTGCCCATTCTCGCGCACTCGGCGTGGGGCGCGAACGCGAACGTGCGCACGGCGCTGGACGTTGCCGGCGCGGTACTGGCTGCGCTCGGATTCACGGTGGTCAAGCCGCTGGCGGCGCGTCCTGCGATTGCCGAGCCGTTGCCGCTACCCCCGCCGCCGAAAGCGGGTGAGCAGTGACCCCGCGCCTCACCCTCGTCGAGTTATTCGGGCTGCTCGTGCTGCTGCTCATGTTCGTAACCGGCGTGTCGCTGTTTGCCGGGTGCGCTACCGGCGCGACCACCGCGCGCAAGGCGGTCACCGCAACGTACACGGCTATCGGCGCCGCCTCGGCAATCGCTCGGCCGGCGCTGAAAAAGTGCGAGGACGACGCGGTAGCCAAAAAGGACGCGGCGGCGCTCATGCATTGCGCCGAGGCTCGTAATGCGCTCGCCAAGGCGTTGCCGGCGCTGGAGCAGGCCTGCAATGCCACCGCGGCGGCTATCGACGCGGGCGAGGCCATCAAAGCGAAAGACTACTCGTCGGCATTGGCTCCACTCTACGGCGCGGCTGTCGAGCTGGCGCAGGCGTTGACCACGCTCGGCGTGAGACTGCCGGTCCAAATCCCAGGAGTAAACTAGATGACGCCCGCCCTTCTCGCCGCCATCGCCCAGGCCGCGCTCCCGATTGTCCAGTACGTTATCTCGCTGCCCGAGGTGGAGCGCCAGGCGGCAATCGACGCCTTGAACGCCGCGGCCAAGTCCTCGAGCGCGGCGGTTGACGCTTTTGTGGCTGGCTCGGCTGCTGATCTGGCCGATGCGCAGGCGCGGCTTGCCGCCATCTCGCAGCACCCGGCCGTTGCAGGCGACTCGCAGCTCGCCGCGGACGTGGCAGCGATTCGGGCACAGCTGGTGGAGCGGTTTACGGCGCCGCTGCCAAGTGGGCAGATCGTGAGCGACAAATAATGGACGGCGCACCCGGCGAGCGCGTTCTCTCGCGTCGCGCAATTCGCCAACCTTCGCCGGGAATCGTCTCAGGCGGAGACTGCGGCGCGTGTGCACTTGGCGGCATCCTCGGGATCTCCGTCGAGCGCGTCTATGACGAGCTACAGGAAAAGCGCGATTCGATCAGTCACGGCGAAATGAGCCGACTCCTGCGTGTCGCATGCATGAACGGCTTGGCTGACCGCTGCATCGATGAGCCGGCCGAGTGGCGTTCATCGTACACGCGGTTGCACGGCGCGTTTGGTCACGGCGCTCATCTTGAGGCTATGCCCTGGTTCGCTTACGTGCGAATGGCGATCGAGGCTGGCTACTACGGAATTGCGCAGATTGACTTCGCGCGAAACGCTGGCGAAGCGAAAGGCGGACCTGATCATTGGGTGATGATCTGCGGCGCGCGCTATGTCTCGATCCCGCCCGCAAAAGTGCCCGGCGCGTATCACACCGAGCACAAGGTGCTGGTTTCGTGTTCGGCCAGCAACGTTGATGGCGAATGGGTGGAGGCATGGGACTTCCTGCGTCATCGCGGCGGCTACAACCTTCTGCTCGTGAGGCCAAAATGATCCTGCGCCTCCTCGCCGCCATCCTCTCACCGCTGCACCGCTGGGCAGATCGGGTGATGGCGCCGTGATCGCCGGGATCGCCTTCATCGGCGCCGGCCTCGTCTGCTTTGTGCTGGCGTGGGCGCTGGAGGGGCGGTGAGGTTCGGCGCGTTCCCCGACTGCCAGTGCGGGCACTCGACGCATGTGAGCATTCGGTGCCGCTACTGCTGTTGCCGCGAATACGAGCCCGC